CTTCCTTCTTTCCTTCTATTGTTATTATAGCGTTCTTAAACCAACCTTTGCCTGTACCAGGGGTTGTGTAGTTCTTGAACTCTCTCGCACCAGCACGTTTACCAAGTTCTTGTACTGCGGCGTGATCTGAGTCTGCCTTAACCCTATAGCCAGTGGTAGATCCACCTAACTTTAATGGTTCGTGCGAGATGCTAGACTGCAATTCCCCTTTCTTTCTAGGTATTCTGCCCCCTGTTTTGATTAGACGTTCTATATCCATAGCCATTTTACCTGTGGCGATGTCCTTAAAATCCCTATTCTTAGCATTAAAAACAGTTCTATTAGACTTGAATATTGCCTTGCTCATTACGATATCTGCCTCTGCTTAGTTACTTCACACTTATAAAAGGCCACTGAGTTAGTTCTGAGCCTATCCCTAGCGATAACAATACGCTCAATCCTAAACCATTCAGTACCGATCTTATATATATCAGCCTTGTTAACAGTCTGGTCGTTATCTAACCAGAGTAAACCATCTATAGTAACTTCTTCTCTGTTACCAGATGATTGACCTAGTGTAGATATATCTCGGTACAAACAAGGGATTGCAGAACCAGTTGCACCCCATACACTATCACCATACTGGTTTCGTGTTGTACTGACCTTGTAAGCGGTCTGAGTTAGCTTAGGCGTAATGTTTATCATCTTTTATATTAAAATGGCTCTACGCCCACTTAAAATGCTTTTAACGATAGGATCTGACATAGCTATATAGGAAACTGTGCCATCAGAACCATAATCTACCGAGTAGCCCTCAATAGATTCTTTGACTACCCCAGATGTTTCTGCACCACTAGCAGATCTACCTACTAGCTGTGAGCAGATCCTAGTGGCGACAACCTGTATATCCTCAGGTACTCCTTCGTTATATTCACTAAACTTTGCTACTACTTCAAGCCCACCTTCTGAGCGTACTGGATAGTTTCTGAATTGAATTTGGGTCTTGACAGTTTCGTTCAGTGGTAGAGCTAAATAATTCTCTAACGATGTATAAGTTGCAACAACATTACGCTCCCAGTCTACCAGTTTGAGTGTAGTTATTTCAGTACAAGGGTCTATATCAGCTACTCTGCCTTCTATATCAAAGTATCTAGTCTCTGTAGATTCTTTCTCTATAAAAGTAGTACCGAGGTAGTTATCTATCCAATCGTCTACCGCTGGAATGAGTGTTGCTAGTAAATCCTCCTCGTATTGATTCAGATCTCTTTGAAGTTGCTGGCCTACTAGTTCCGTGTTTGTGTACATAGTCTTCCCTTATAATACCGCATTCAACGCATTGATGCTTGTTTTTAGTTTTATCTTTAGCGTAGGCGTGGCTTTTGTACTGAGCATAATATGAGCATCTTATAAATGTTGGTTTCAATATTGCTGAGTTATGTACTGTAGCCCCGTCTAACATATGCAGAATTATACACTATCTCTTTTCCACTTCCGCCCTGGTGTTCCGCCTGCTCTATTAAGCCCTCTCATGCGTTCTTTACTCTGGTAAACGTGGTCTAGTTCGCTAGTAGTCTTCTCTTTATGGCATGGCCTACATAATGTCTGTCCGTTGCTTATATCCCACAATTCCCCACAGGCTCTAGCCTCCGTAACTGTCTTAATCTTGTTGTCTTCTAGTATCTTGTGGAATAACTTAATGTGGTCTGCGTTCAGGTAGCCACCTCTTACGCCACATTTAGTACAGGTATGGTCGTCTCTTTCATATACAGCCCTCCGCCACTCAGCATATACGTTAAGCTTTCTGACTTTAGATGCGATAGGGCTACTACCGCCTTTCCAATTAGGATTATTCTCTCCTACTAATCTAGTATCACCTTTCTTGTATGCTGTCTTACCTGGTGGTTTACCCACCCTGAGCTGGTTGCCTGTAAACTGACAGGCTCTGCAACAGAACTTAGGCATAAGCTTAGGATTCTCCAAGCCTTTCTTGTATGCGTAATGACTACGTTTAAACTTAGCAGAACAAGTCTTGCACTCAAACTCCATAGCAGGGTGAGTCTCTAGACCCTTCCTACTTTTACCAGCCCAGTACCCTTCGCTTCCTTTCTCAAATTTTGGCATATAAAAAGACCCCTTTCAGGGTCTAATTACAATCGCCTTGACCTTGAGAGTCAAGATACAGTATCGGTTAGCTTATGCTCCCCGTACCGATGATTACGAACTTAGAAGCGTTACCTTTTGGTAGCATACCAACTGCTCGGAATACTGCACGCATGGCTTTAGCATCTTGAGTAATGAGGTTGAAGTCATCACCATCAGTATCTTTAACAATACCTTGGTTGAATACTTCCATTACAAGTCCGTTCTTGACCTTAAGCTTGTAGTCGCTCAAGTTACCATAAACAGCGAAGGCATCATTTGCACCAACTTCGTTACTCTTAGGTAGAACTCTAGTGAATGATACTGGAGTACCCCATGGAGTAGTTGGGTTCAATGTGTCTGGGCTAAATAGGTAGTGGTCGTTTGTAGTACCTTTCAACTGAACTAGTCTAAAGAAAGTCTCACGTCGCATGAACCATCGGTAGCCAGAAGTATCAAGACCATCTTCTAGTCTAGCTTCTGCACTAAGTAGGTCATCCCAAGTGATAGTAGTACCAGCACCAGAAACAGCTTCACCAAGAACACCAGCAGTATTAGTAATACCAGATGTTGCGTTAGTAAATACGATTTCGTCTAATACTCTAGCGTAGTCACGAGTGACTTCTTGAGTTACAGTGTTCCAGTAGTCAATAGCTGCATCTTCAGTCATCTCATCAGTTGCTGGGATGATTGCTGCATACTTATTAAGTTCTACTAGGTTCTGTGAGAACTGAGGAATGCTTGATTGCTTAACTCCAGCTTCAGCAGTCTGGTAGAAAGTAACACCACTATCTAAAGAGATAGCACGCACAGAGTTACCATTTACACGACTAACACTAGCAAACTGTAGAGCAACACCATAACGAGGTAGGTTGCTGTATACAGTAGTATCAAAGTCAGCATCAGGTACTAAGTAACCACCATCAGCATCAACTTGCTCTTGACCATAGTCTCCAGCTCCCTTTAGGGCGATACTAAGCTTGTTGTAAGCTCGTAGCACTTCGCTTTGACCATTAACCAAAGCTCGCATAGCCTTAGCAAATCTAACTTCTTTTGACTCCTTAGTAGCAGCCTCTGAGAAGTGTCCAGCTTCAATTCCCTTTTTGACAAGGTCTTCGCTTTCACTAGACTTTTGCTTTACAGCTTTCTTTTTAACTTCCTCTGTCTTGGCGACATAGTCAGCAATAGCCTTTTCACTAGCACTCTTAGTAGCCTCGGCTATAACAGTGTCAAGGTCAAGACCTTTTACTACTTCCTCAGATATTTGAGAAAGCTCTTTTTCTGAGATCTCAAGGACCTCAGTCTTTTCTATGGTTTCACTCATTTGAGTTTTATCCTTTACGTTTAAGTTTTATGGTACGGAGTCCTTTTTCGGATTCTCGGTTTATAGCTTTTAATAGCTCAACCTTTCGTACTGTTTTAATATGCTTCAGCTCTTTGGCTTCTGCGAGTTCACCTGCGGAGGAGTCAGCTTGATCGCTTTCCTTGAGGGTGGCTATTAAGTTATCTAAAACCTTTATAGTCGTCTGCATTTCATTATTGGGTATAGACTTAACTTTGTCAAGCAACATCTTTTTAGCAAAGTCTTGGTACTCTTCGGTTACTTCTTCAATAGTCTTACCAGTAGCTTCTTGGAATGATCTGCCAGTAATGATAGCTTCAGGGTTGGCAGGGACTGGTACTACTGAAAACTCCACCATATCCATTTTTAAGATCGTTCGCATATCATCAGACCACTCACGAACAACACCACCGATAGACACAGCGTTTAAGTAACCACCTTTTATAAGATCGTATACAGTCTTAGCAAAAGGGTATTCGTCTACGGCAAGCTTGAACCGAGCTGTTACGCTGTTGTCTGTCTTAGTTAGGCTAATAGCTTTACCAATAGGCAGTGAGGCATAATCGTGTCCGTATAAAACAACTGGGTTAGCCATATAGCTATCAGTATTAACTCCTGCACTAGCGATAGATTCATTGTGTCTATCTAGGGCGGTTGTAGTAACTACAGTTTCAAGTACTCCGTCTCCAAGGTCTTTAGTAAGAGAGTTGTCTAAGCCAAGACTAACCTGTACTTTCTCTCCTATTTCTCTTTGCTTAATATCATCCATATAAATTCAATTTAGTTATAACTTTAATTGTAGCACTATTGTGGTTGAGCTTCCCCTTTTAAGATCCTGATTAGGCTTTCTATCATCTTCCTCTCAATGAGGTTGATGTCTGCCTCAAGTCTTGCTTCTAGCTTTTCTATCGTTGCTTGTTTATCCATATCATTTAATCTCCCCGAAGAAATCATTAAGTACACCCTTTATTTCAGCTATTGTGTTAACTGTTGGGTCTTGTAGCTTGTCTGAGATATTATCTATTGCAGACTTTGAGATCTGTACCATTTCATCTGGTGCATCAATGCCATCATCAAACTGCTCAATAATGTTATTGTTTGGTTTCTCTGGGTCAAAACCCCCGTCTCCGTATATTGTATGTATCATATTATGCGTACCTCACTGCT